CCGATGTTCCAAAGTTTTACGCGGATTACAACTACAACTACTGGATCTTTGGCCCGACGCCCAATGCGGCGTACCCGGTAGAGATTCTGTACTACGAGCTGCCGCCGCTTTTGGACAACGGAAACCAGACCAACTGGCTGTCGGAATACGCACCGAACTTGTTGTTGTACGGGTGCCTTGTTGAGGCAACGCCGTTTGTTAAAGATGACGAGCGTGTGCAGTTGTGGCAGTCGTACTATGACCGGGCGCTTGCGGCGCTGAACGGTGAGGACTTGCAAAAGATTGTTGACCGGTCTACGAACCGGCGTGAGGCATAACTATGACGGCGTCCTTCACACAAACTTTCGGCGGCACCAACATCTACTCCAGTGATGTGTCGTATCGATATGTCTCGCTGACCATTAGTCAGACTCTGGATTGGCCGCTTGAAACGGCTCCGTCGCAGGATGTCGTGGCGTCCATTATGGACATCAACCCGACGACGACCAGCCTTGTCATCACGATGCCCGATGCCACGCAGGCATCCACGGGTGAGACGGTCCTCTTCAACAACGTCGGTGCAAATACTTTTAGTATTGTTGACAGCACGGGCACTCAGATCTGTGCACCAACTTCGGGCAGCACGTTCCAGATTTATCTAACGAGCAACAGCACGGCAGCGGGTACGTGGCGTTCGTTCCAATATGGTGCATCGGCATCGGCTACAAATGCTTCGGCGCTTGCGGGTCTTGGCATCAAAGCCATTTCTACCACGCTCAATCAGTCGATGCCGGTATCGTCCTTTAGTGGTAACTACACCGCAGGTGTCAGCGACCGCTCAAAAGCATACGTGTGGACAGGTGGTGCGGGTACGTTGTCTCTGACGGCAGCGCCGACGCTGGGTAACGACTGGTTCTTGCAAGTCCGCAATGGCGGAACCGGTGACTTGACTGTTGACCCAAACAGCTCCGAGTTGATTAACGGCGCTGCAACACTGGTTCTTTCGCCCGGTGATTCGTGCATCATCATTACTGATGGCATTGAGTTTTGGACGATTGGCTTTGGTCAGTCTGCTATCTATGCCTTTAGCGTGCTTCAGATTGACATCTCGGGCACCGGTAACTACACGCTTTCAATTGCCGAACTCAACAAGACCGCTTACATCTTTACCGGTACGCTCACGGGTAACCGGGACATCATTGTCCCCACGACGACTCAGCAGTACTGGATCAGTAACCAGACTTCGGGCTCTTACACGCTTGGCATTCGCACTGCGGGTCAGGCTTCTCCCGGTGTTACGGTCTCTCAAAATGCGCGGGCGATTTTGTATTGCGATGGCACCAACGTGGTGGATGCGGATACGTCAACGATTGGTATTCCGCTCTCTGTTGCACAAGGTGGTACGGGATCTACTACGGCATCGGGTGCGAGAACCAACTTGGGCGCAACGACCGTGGGTAACGCGGTGTTTACAGCAGTCAACGCAGCAGCGGCTCAAGTGGCGCTGGATCTGGACCCCATTAAGGGCGGCACGTACTAATGCCTCTTCGGCCAATCATTGTTCGCTCTGAACCCGGCATCAAGCGGGACGGAACGAAGTTTGAAGGCAGCAACTACGTTGACGGACAGTGGGTTCGTTTCCAGCGTGGCTTGCCGCGTAAGATTGGCGGGTTCCGTGCGCTGCAAGATCGTTTGGATGGCATTGCCCGTGGGATGCACATTCACAACCATAATGGTTTTACCTACGTCCACATTGGGACATCGGATGGGGTGTTCCGTTTCCGTCTGAGTCAAACGGGTAGCAGTAGCATTGTCACCAACCGCACCAATGGCGGGTACGTGAGCAACGACAATGCCAACTGGATTTTTGACGTAGCCTACAACACGACGACCAATCAAAACGAAATCTTGGCGCATGTGGCATTTGACGTTGAGGATATTTCCTCTGACGCCAATGGCGCGTTGTACCGAGGCTACGACAACGGCACGGCTCCGCTTGATCTTGTACCGGCGGTAACGGTCTCTGGCGGCATCGTTGCCTTGGCTCCGTATGTGTTTGCGTATGGTTCTGACGGCTTTGTCCAATGGAGCCGTGCGGGATATACGGACGATTGGTCAGGCGGCGATGCCGGTGGCGCACGAGTCACGAGTCAAAAGATCGTCAAGGGTCTCCCGCTTCGTGCCGGTGCCGGTAACGCGCCTGCTGGACTTTTCTGGTCATTGGATTCGGTAGTCCGTGCGACGTACGTCGGAGGCCCTGCGGTCTTTCAATTTGACACGATTACTTCGCAGTCCAGCATTCTCTCCGGCAAGAGCGTGGTGGAGTACGACGGTATTTATTTCTGGTGCGGTGTTGACCGCTTCTTGATGTTCAACGGCGTCGTGCGGGAAGTGCCCAATCAACTCAACCTAAACTGGTTCTACGACAACCTGAACTACGCCCAGCGTCAGAAAGTGTTTGCGGTAAAGATTCCCCGATGGGGCGAGATCTGGTGGTGTTACCCGCGTGGCAACGCAACTGAATGCACCCATGCCGTGATTTATAACGTCCGTGAGAATACGTGGTACGACACGGAACTTCCGGGCGGCGGGCGATCTACCGGTGCCTACGCACAGGTGTTTAACTCACCGATGATGACCGGCATCATTGATACTGAAACGACGCAGTATCGTGGCATTCAAAACACCGAGCGACGTATTACCGAAGATGGGGATTTCCGCATCATCAACGACCCCAAGGGTTACGTGGTGTGGCAGCACGAGTACGGCGTAAACGAAATCAACGGCGATCAGATTCGCCCGATCCGGTCGTACTTTGAAACGTCTGACTTTTCTCTAGTGGCTTCTGAAGAGCCGCAGAACATGGCCTTGCGCGTAGAGATGATTGAGCCGGACTTCATCCAGTCGGGTAACATGACCGTTGAGATTACCGGACGCGCTAACGCCAAGTCTGCGGACGTAGCCAGCAACCCTCAGGTCATTTACGAAACGCCGCAGGACAAGCAGCAGCAGTTGGTGTACTTCCGCGAGATTCGTCGCGAACTGCGATTTAAATTTGAGAGCAACACCATCAATGGCGATTACCAGATGGGGCAGATCATTGCTCACGTTGAACCGGCTACGGGTACGATTCTGGGAGAGAATCCGTGAGTCTGCTGACCGACCCCCGCTATCATAGTCTGCGAGATTGGGCGGACTATACGGTCTTTGACCTAGAGGACTACGGCCCGATTCCGCAGCTTGTGTCTGAAAAAGAATGGCAGAATTGGGGTGCTGGTTTGATTGGCATCAACGGCATATCTCAACAAAACCCGCCGTCGCCTTATCAGTATGACGATTGGCAGGAATGGGCATATCGCTTTTATCAGGTTTTGGATTAGGTGAATCATGGCTAGTTTTTACACCTATGGAAGAAGGCCAGTTGCGGAAGAGACCGTGTATGGTCGCCGCCCCGGAAGGGCTGAAGAAGAAGCGCCTGCTGCCGTTGCTGCGCCGGGATTGAGTTCCGTTGCGGAGCGAGCGCCTATTCCACGGGCACAAGAGTCTTCGCCGCTTGATATGGGTGTTCAGGCCAGAGCGAGACTCGCTGCCGAAGAAGCCGAAGCTGCTCGCGTAGCCGAAGCCGCCAGAATGGCAGAGATGGAGCGGGCGCGGCAGATTGAAGTAGCGCGTCAGGCCGAGATGGCTAGACAAGCAGAGATGGCGCGGCAAGCGGAACTTGCTCGTCAGGAGGCGCTTCGTATAGAGCAGGCGCGTCAGGCTGAAGCCGCTAGACAAGCAGAGGCTGCGAGAAAAGCAGAGGCCGCACGTCAGGCTGAAATTGCAAGACAAGCAGAGATTGCTAGACAAGCAGAGGCTGCGAGACAGGCTGATCTTGCTCGACAAGAGGCTGCGCGTGTTGCTGCGGCACGTAGGGCTGAAACAAACCGTATTGCCCAAGAAAGACGCGCTGCGGAGCAAGCCAAACTTCGTGCTGAAGAAGAGGCAGCGGCTCGTGCTGAGCAACAGCGGCTGGCAGCGGAGCAAGAGAATGCTCGTAAGGCCGAAGCCGCAAGAGTAGCCAGAGAAGCGCAACTTGCTCGTGAAGCCGAAGCGGCCCGCGTTGCGGAGGAAGAAGCCCGCACCCGTCGTGAAGCCGAAGCCGCGAGAGTGAAGCAGGAACAGATTGCTGCCGAGCAGCGTCGGCTAGAAGAGCAGCGTATTGCTGAAGAGGCTCGCCTAGCGCGGGAACAAGCCGCTCGTGAGGCTGAGGCAGCACGGGTTGAAGCCGCTCGCGTAGAGCAAGAGCGTCAGGCGCAGATTGCCCGTCAGGCCGAACTGGACCGTATCGCTCAGCAAGAGGCTGCGCGTAAAGAAGCGGAGGAGCGTGTCGTTGTTCCTAGAGAGGAAGCGGTGCCCATTACTCCGCTGGCGACGGCTGAAGAAGCGCCTTCTTTAACTCCTCGTGACGAAGCGGTTGCGCTTACGCCGTCTCCGTCGTTACAAGTTTCAGAAACGACCGAAGGCATCATGCCAACTGGGCAGGAAGAGCCTATTGCTACAAGGTCTCCGCTTGTTGAGGCGACGACGCCTGTGGCGGAAACTTCTGCGACTCCGGAAAGATATACGGAGGAAGAAGTTAAGAGCCTT